ACGAGCACGCCGCGCAGTGATCGACGTAGCCGTGCTCACGGTCGCCGTCGGTCGTCCAGCCGGTCGGGTCCCCGTCGCTCACACGGTTGTGCGTGAGGCCGCAGCGGTCACAGGAGACGATCTCGAACACCACCTCCTCGACGGGGCCGTGCTCGGCGATCACGTCCTCGTAGAGCTGCGTGGTGCGCTCGCGCAGCTCCGACGCGGTGAGCGGCCTCATAGCTGACACTGCTGGACGTAGCGCGTGGTCTCCACATCCCAGACCCACCAGCACACGATCCGGTCGCCGATCGTCTCCTCGGTGCCCGCGATGAACCCGGCCATGCGCCCGCAGTGCGCGCAGGTGGCGCCGTCGACGACCTCGTCACAGAGCTTGAAGAGGGCGCGCAGCGGGTCCAGGGCGGCGCCGACCTTCCAGGCGTTGATCTTGCCGGTCGAGCGCGGGGTGCCGTCGACGGAGCTGTAGCCCGCGGTCGCCATCCACAGCACGGGCTGCTCCTCGTCGGACCAGCGGATCTGAAACTCGCGCGCGCCGGTGCGCTTGATGAGGTCGACCGCGGGCAGGAACCGCGGGTCCGTCTGCGCCTCGTGTAGATGCTCAGCCATCGACGGACGCCTCGTGGACTTCCGGCGGGGTCAACTCCAGGTAGGTCTGAGACGCGAGCGCGTCGACGATCGACAGCCGTTGCGTCGCCATCGGGGTCCCCTCGAGCTTCGGGTGTGTCCAGCCGCCTTCCCCGGTGCTCCAGCCGCGCGCCTTCAGCAGCGCGTGCAGCTCCGCCATCAGCGGCCGGTGCCGTCCCTCGAGCGCGTCGGCGGCGCCGCGCAGGGCGGCGCGGACCGTGAGCGCGTCCGTCTGATCTGACAGCGCGATCTGAAGGCCGTGGTCGCCGATCTCCACCACCAGCAGGCACGTCGTGACGTCCAGGTCTGAGAGCACCGCTTCGGCGGCCTCGAGCGCTGCACCCAGCTCCTCCTTGTGCTTCACCGATCTCCCCTCTTCTGCAAGCCATTCCCTCTTCCTGCCACCTGGAGGCTACCTGCGTGAATACCACCGTCAAGGGCCTCAAGCCCGGAGTCACCTACAACGCCTTCGCCTACGCGAAGGTCCGCCCGTGGGCCGACATGCGCCAGGCGTGCCCGCTGACGCCGGTCGCGTCGGGCGCCGCGGACGCGAGCGGGACGCTCACGCTCGACCTGCCCGAGCGTCAGGAGGTCGGCCTCCAGGCGCCGGACACCTCGCTGATCCAGATCAACAACGCGACCACGGTGGTGACGACGCTGTGACCAGCTACCTGCCCGTCACGATCGACGGCACCGAGATCCCCGCCGACGCGCCCCGGAGCCAGGGCATGGACGACGCGCAGGCCGCGGCGGTCGTCTCGACGGCGGAGGAGTATCGCGAGGCGGTCATGCACCTGCACGCCGACGTGGCCGACCGCACGGCGACGATCACCGGCTCCAACTGCCCGCCCGGCGTCGTCGTGTTCACGTTCGGCGACGGCTCCTACGACGTCGAGCAGCGCGTGCAGGACGGCGCGACCCCGACCGTCGAGCACACCTACGCCAGCGACGGCGTCTTCACCGCGCAGCTTCTGCACGAGAACGGCGACCGCGCCGACCTGGAGCTGCTCATCAACTGGCCCGAACAGCAGGAGGCACCCGCATGACCACCAAGAGCACCGACGTCGATCCGGACGTCGTCTATCACCGTCAGCCGCACACGCTGGACCCGACCAAGGAGCCGCCGGACGAGAACGCGCCGCTGGCGCAGGGGCACGAGGCCGCCGACCGCGGGACCGTCGAGGGCGCACACGGCAAGCTCAAGGAGGCGGTCGAGGAGGCGCGCAAGAACCCGGATGTCGGGCCGCGCAAGCCGGGCGATCACGCAGGCTCAGACGACAAGAAGAAGTCCGAGAAGAAGTGACGCTCGAGGAGACGCGCCAGCGGCTCCGCACTGACTATCCCTTCTACTCCCGGTCCTGCCTGAAGGTTCGCGACAAAGGCCGGCTGGTCCCGTTTGTTCTCCGACCGGCGCAGCTCAAGCTGTGGAACGTGCTCGCCGCGCAGCGGGCCAAGGGCCTGCCGATGTGCGCGATCGTGCTCAAGGCGCGCAAGACCGGGATCTCCACGATGGCGCAGGGGCTGCTGCTACAGCGCACCACGCTCCAGCCCCTGCACTCGGCCAACGTGATCGCGCACAACAGCCAGACGGCCGGGGCGATCATGCAGATCGCCGAGCTGATGTACGCGAACCTGCCGGAGATCGAGGATGAGGAGCTGGTCCTCAAGCCGCCGATCGCCAACCGCCGCCGTCTGAAGGAGCTGCGCTTCGGCGAGCCGGACTCGTTCGCCGGGGCGACCGCGACCAAGAGCTTCGGCGCCAACCAGAGCAGCTACGTCGTCGACACCGCCAAGGAGTTCGAGGGCGCCCGCGGCCTCACCCTCCAGTCGGTGCACGGCTCGGAGGTCGCGTTCTGGGCCGATCTGAAACGCAAGCTGACGACGGTCTCCAGCGCGATCGACTTCACCGATCCGAACACGTTGGCGATCTACGAGAGCACGGCCAACGGCTTCAACGAGTTCAAGGATCTGTGCGACCGCGCGCTCGCCGGTGAGGGCGACTTCCCGCTGGTGTTCATCGCGTGGTTCGACGACCCGCGCTACGTGCGGGCGCTGAGCGCGCGCGAGGCCGTCGCGTTCGAGGTCGGCGGGCACGTCTACGGCGAGGAGGAGCCGGAGCTGGTGCTGGCCTACGGGCTGACCCCGGAGCAGCTCAACTGGCGCCGCTGGGCGATCGAGAACCTGTGTCAGAGCGACGTCGAGGTCTTCCACCAGGAGTACCCGAGCTTCCCCGAGCAGGCGTTCATGGCGACCGGCCAGACCGTCTTCGGCGGCGTGCTGATCCAGAAGGCGGTGCGGGCCACCCGCGAGGCGCCCGAGCCGCAGATGGTGACGCTGCACACCGCCTCCAGCGTGGAGCGCAAGACGCGCCGCGGCACCGTGAACGTCCCGACCGCCGTGCGGCTCTCAGACGGCGGGCCGTGGGAGATCTGGACGCCGCCGACCGACGAGGGTCAGTACGTGATCGCGTGCGACCCGGCGACCGGCGAGGACGAGGACGGCGCGAGCTTCGCGATCCAGGTGATCGACCATCAGACGCGCGAGCAGTGCGCGCAGTACGAGGCGCAGATCGAGCCGGATCTGGTCGCCATGCAGGTCTATCTGGCGTGCCTGTACTACAGCCGCCACCGGCGCCCGTGGCTGGCGATCGAGCGCACCGGCGGCTACGGGCTGAGCCTGATCGACACGATCTTCCACGAGTTCGGCTACCGGCAGATGTACACGCGCCGCAAGGCGGAGGTCGCGACCGGCAACTACGCCGACCGGCTCGGCTGGGACACCAACCGCCAGACCAAGGGGCTTCTACATGAAGAGGCCATGGCCCTGCTCCGGGAGGGCACACACGGACTGCGCAGCGTTCGACTTGCTCGACAGATGGAGTCCTACGTCCGTAAGGGTTCAGGGCGCACGGGTCCGCTGCCCGGCTCGCGCTCAGATCTGCTTCTGGCGTGGATGATCGCGCAGGCCGTCGCGTCTGAGAAGGCGCCGCGCGTGGACCGTGAGCGGCGCCCGACGCGCACACGCCCGGTCCGCTACAGCATCACCGGCTACTGAACGACGAAGACCCCCGAAGGGGCCTTCGCTGCGATCCGTAGACGGCTCGCTGATTGCGGGCCGCATCCTACACATCGCCGCGGTCGTGTGATCGGGACGGGAAACGAGGCTCGTCACCCCGTCTTCTTGTCCAGGAGATAACCCGCTCCGTCCGGCCCGCGTTGGCAGGGAGGTTACGGCATGTACGTCTGTCGCGTCTGCGCGATGCGCTTCCCAACGTCCGCCGACAGCGCGTTCATGGCGCACGTCCGCCGCTGCGTGGAGCGCCACGCGGACTACGTCGAGTCTCACCGCCCGAGCGGCCAGCCGTTCGAGGGCGACCCCGAGCTGAACCTCTTCGCGCGCGAGGAGGGGTCTGTCTACAACAGGCGCCCGGGAACCCGGAGGCGCCCGCGGTGAAGACGCTCGAGGAACGCTTTTGGGAGAAGGTCGATCAGACCGGCGACTGCTGGGTCTGGACCGCGTCGACCAAGCCCAACGGCTACGGCCAGATCGGGCTAGGCGCCAAGGGTGAGGGCACAGGGCTGGCTCATCGCGTCGCGTGGTTTCTGACCTACGACGAGTGGCCGTCTGAGCAGCTCGACCACCTCTGCCGCAACCGCCGCTGCGTCAACCCCGCGCACCTCGAAGATGTCGCGCCGGTCGTGAACACCCGGCGCGGCGACTCCGGCCGCCCGTGGCGCGAGAAGCGCTGCCAGCGCGGCCACGACTGGACCGACCCAAGCAACGTCTACACGTACGCCAACGGGCGCCACCGCTGCCGCGCGTGCGCACGAGAACGCGAACGCACGAGGAGGCGCCCGCGATGAATCGAACTTTCAAGTTCCTCGGAGAGCTGACCGACGAGGGCTTCATCACGCACGACCGCGACGAGGTCCGGACGTGCCTGCTGGATCTGGAGGGCGCCGTCTTCCAGCTCGGCGGGATCGTGCAGATGACCGCGATCCGCGAGCAGATCGCGCCCAACGAGTGGGCCACGACCGGCGTGCTGGTGGCCTACGACTCCTACGCCCCGGCGCGCGAGAGCGCCCCCGCGCGTGACCCGGAGATCGAGGCCGTGCCGGAGGTCGAGACCGCATGAGCTACGACGCGCTGGAGGGCCGCGACCGCGAGCTGGTGCAGATCGTGGAACGCGCCTACCAGCGCGCCGAGCCGGAGCACAAGACCTTCCGCACGCGCGCGGAGGAGTTCTACCGGCTCTACCGCGGCTTCACCGACTTCCGCGAGCACGCGCGCGACTTCCGCGACCGCGACGCGGCGGTGTCGGCGGCCATCTCCGAGTGGGGCGCCGAGCTGTTCATCCCGTTCATCTACTCCACGATCGAGACGATCGTCCCGCGGATGGTCGCCAAGGGGCCGCGGATGATCGTCGTGCCCCGCGACGAGCAGGCGTTCGGGAACGTCCGCAACATGAAGATCGTGGTCGACGCGCAGTGCAAGCAGATCGGCTACGAGGTCGTGCTCCAGGTGATCGGCAAGGACGGGCTGATCTACGGCATCGGCGTCGGCAAGACGCGCTGGAAGCACGAGAAGCGCATCCAGGTCAAGGCCGAGCCGAACCCGCTGGACCCGACGCAGTTCGCGGAGGGCCAGCCGCGCGAGGTCGTCGCCTTCGATGACGCCGTCGCCGAGCGCGTGGACCCGTTCGACTTCATGTGGGACCCGTGGGGCGACGACATCCCCACGGTCGAGTACGTCATCCACCGCCTGTGGCGCTCACCGGCGCAGGTCGCGCGCAACGTCAAGCTGGGGATCTGGCGCGCGCAGGAGAACGACCCGACGTGTCCGTGGACGCTCGAGGACATGCTCAGCTCCCGGGCGCGTACGCAGCGCTCCGACGTCTGGGATCAGCGTCTGAGCGCGGAGGGCTACAACACCCAAGGCCAGCGCCAGGACGCGCTGCACGAGGTGTGGGAGTTCCACGACGGCACGCAGGTCATCAGCGTGCTGGACGCCTGCTATCCGGTGCAGGCCGGGCCGAATCCGTCGGGCCAGGCGACGATCCCGTTCCAGGTCTACCGGCCCACGGTCGTCGGCGGCCGGTTCATCGGCATCTCCGAAGTGGAGCCGATCCGCCACCTCCAGTACGAGATCAACACGCTGCGGTCCCAGCGCCGCGACGCCGCGACGCTGAGCCTGATGCGCACGTTCGCCTACAACGAGACCGCCGTCGACGCCGACGATCTCGTCTTCGGGCCGAACATGGCGATCCCGGTCAACGGCGACCCGCGCGACTTCCTGTTCCCGATCCCGGTGCCCGAGCTGCCCGCCTCCAGCTACAAGGAGGAGCAGGCGATCGTCTCCGACATCGAGCGCACCTCCGGCATCTCAGACCCGGTCACCGGCGGTGACGTCGGCGCGTCTGAGACCGCGACCGGCGTGCAGCTCGTGCAGGCCGCGGCGACGATGCGCATCCAGAACAAGGCGCGGCTGCTGGAGACGCAGGTGATCGTCCCGCAGGGCTTCGAGTTCGTCGCGCTCAACCAGCGCCGCATCCTCACCGACAAGACGTTCGCGATCCCGACCGAGCCGGACCCGGCGAACCCGACGATCCCGGCGTGGAAGATGGTCAAGGTCGGCCCGCGCGAGCTGATGGGCCGCATGGCCGTGGAGGTGGAGGGCGGCTCGACCGCGCCGGAGAACGTGCCTCAGCAGCGCGCCGACGCGCAGGCGCTCGTCGCGCTCAGCCAAGACCCGCGTCTGAACGGCGAGAAGCTGCTCATCCGCGCGCTCGAGCTGTACGGCATCGACCAGCCGGAGGGCTACGTCAAGCCGACCACGCCGCAGGTCCCGGCCGATCAGATCCAGGGGTTCCTCGCTCAGCTCGGCATCCCGCCGGAGATGTTCGTGCAGTTCCTCGACCAGCAGGCCGCCGCGCAACAGCAGCAGCCGGACATGGTCGGCGGCCCGACCGTCAACGGCGCGCAGGGCGCCGCGCTCGGAGGTGAAGCGTGAGCACCGTCACCACGTACCCGACGACGCTCACGCTGGTCCCGTGGGCGCCCGGCACGACCGTCGACGCCTACCCGCGCGTCTCAGACCAGATTCTCGCCGACATGCCACCGACCGGCGTGCCGATGGTCGCGTCTGAGGTCGTCGCCGCCGACCGCTCGCTGCTGTTCGACCTGCCGGAGGGCGACTACTGGGCGGTCGCGCCGATGACGCCCGGCCAGCGTGACTACCGCTACGTCCAGTTCCGGTCTCAGATCCCGCTCGCGGACTTCATCCCCGGGCCGCCCGGCCCGATGGGGCCGCAGGGCTACCCCGGCCCACAGGGCGAGCGCGGACCGGCGGGGCCGACCGGCGCGACCGGCCCGCAGGGACCGCAAGGCGTGATCGGCCCGCAGGGTCCCGGCGGCACCGGCTCCATCGGTCCTGCCGGGCCGCAGGGGGCGCAGGGCGACACCGGCCCGGTCGGACCCGCAGGCCCGCAGGGCATCCAGGGCGAGGTCGGCCCGCAGGGTCCGCAGGGCATCCAGGGCCTCACCGGCGCGCAGGGACCGAAGGGCGACACCGGCGCGACCGGCGCGAAGGGCGACACCGGCGCGCAGGGACCGAAGGGCGACAAGGGCGACACCGGCGCGCAGGGAC